GGGTTTTTGCGTTTTTAAGTTTCTCACAGTTCATATCTCGGACAGTTGAGCCCATAGATATACCCAGTATTTGAGTTTGTACTGCACCTGCCACGCCAACCGTACACAGGTCAGAGTTAACACCTCCATTAAACTGAGGGGCTACAGCAGAAGGTGGCGGTGAGTTAACATTTGTCGTAACTTCTCCACTGGTTTCTACAGTACTTGTCGTCGTGCTCTCGGTAACAAGAACATCATCTGCGACGGCGGTTCCTACTAACAAGTAGAACAAGCAGCACAGACTTACTTTATATTTTGTATAGTGCATCATTTCTCCACGATCCGGTCTAGTTTTTCATCTAAACGCTCGAGACGATCTAAGACGCGATTTATGTCAGCATGAACTTCTTGCTTTGTTACATACTCTTTCGCCATCTCCTCGCGCGTACGGTTGATTAAGATTTGGATACGCTGGAGCTCAGTGACGTAGTTCCTGAGAACAAAACCAATGACGCCAATTAATACCGTTAGGCTACTACTCCATATCATATCCGTGCCCATCTTTAGTCTTCCGTCCCTACTTCTCCGGCTAGATTAGCTGCTAACATGTCAACAAATGCTTCGCGGCCAACAGACAGTTGGTCTACATTGAATCGTGCATTTGCTATCTTGCGGTCTAAATCTTGGATGTGGTTAACCATTGTAATCTGGTTATCGTCTAAGTCTTCAATGTTGTGTACAACATCATTTACAGTAATGGTTTTCTTTTCGTTTTTAGCCATTAGTAAGTCTCCTAGTTAGTTTATTCTTCGCCGTCTTCGGCTTCTGCTGCATCTGCGGGCTCAGCGATAACACCAAGCGCCATTTTGTTTTCTACACCCTTGGCGACAGAAGTTAGGCGCTCTGCGATACCGTCGGTCTCAAGGTCGTGTACATTAACTTGCCTGCTGTGAGTGAGGCCCGTGTTACCGCATGTAAATGTTACGTCGGCAACGCCGGCGGTAGTAGCCGTTATTTCATAAGTTACATTGTGTTCAGCCATCATTGTTCTCCTAAAGCCTGTTATAAATATATTCGTTTGTTCGGGATGTAGCCTACTAAGCCACGGGTGTCGGGCCGATAACCTTCCGGCCAAACAATATGGTACGTATCGTCGTCTACGCCGTCATGCTCGTTGTCGTGGGTCTTAACTTTAAGGAGAGGCATTCCGGTCTCATCCATAATCCCCTGCTCTTCGTATTTGTCATACTCAACCACCAGTGCATGTAACCAATTATACCAGCCCAGATCATACACTAAGCTCGTCTCATCTTCGGGGTCTTCGAGTGCATGTCGCTCTTGCTGCACAATACCCTCGACCCGAGTATCGTACACGTAAGTTGGATACTGCTCAAACATGTGGCGCATAACAAAATCACCTACCAATGCTTGCTTCTTTAGTTTTAGATAAAATAATGTGTCTTCGCCAACGGTAAAGTCTAAGTCGAACCGGTTATTTCTAATTGCTTCTTTACTGAACCATACAAGCCGTAAGTGACTTTCCCAGTTACTAATGTACTTGTAACAATGGGCAGCCCATCTCTGGTGTACGTCCGCAAGTTTAGCTGAAAATTCATCCCCTTCAATCTCGGTAATCAGCTTTCCACTTATCGCGTCTTGCCACCACTGGTACTCTTGGTAGAAACAGCGGTTCCCCCACCCATGCACTTTATCAGCGTCTTGCGTGTCTGACACGCCTATTGTGGGAGAACGAGATGCGCACGTTTCTAAATCGCCAACCGACCAATGGTAGCCGTTCTCTTTGTAAATCCCAAATTGGTACTCTAGCGCTACAACGTCAGGAGCTTTTGGGCTTTTAGCTAACTCTTTATACGTCCAGTACCCATGCGGTGTAATAAAATCATCCCCGTCTACAAGCACCATGTAATCGTTCTCTGAATCTGCAAATAAATCCAAGACAGAGTTTTTACCTTTTGAGGGAGTCCCATCAGACGCCGTTATATAATACTCAATTTCGTTCTTTGCACAGTACGTACTCGCGTCCGAAACGAAGTCCTCGTCTAAGGAGTTAATAACAATCACAAGGTCTTCTTTCGCGATTGTCTTAACGTGCCTAGTGACCGCTTTCATGTTGCGGCAAACGAGGGCGTAAAACTTAACTTTGTCCATAATAAACTCTAATCCGCTGGTCTAATGGGCCATGCTATACTATCGGGAAAGCCAGTTTGGTCAGGCAGTTCCCGCAGCGCCTGTCGATAGCTTATCATCTCATCCGACACTGGCCTATCTTTGGCTAAGTAAAAGTCTGTGGCTCCTAAGAGAGAGTTACGTTTAGCGCGAATAGCAGCTATTTTTTGGTCCTGCGTTAGCGGAGTAAGGTCAAACTTGAGGGTGCGGACGGTCTCCGTCTCTTCCCACCGCTCCACGATCATGTGCGTATCAGGGTCAAACTCAGGATGGTCTTCAACAACGGTAGACTTAGCAACGCCCGTAGTAGTAGTAAGTTGAAAATCCTGCTGCGCCGCTGCTACTCGTTCCCAGTTGGCTTCGGCACGGGCAGCTGCTTGTTGAGCAAGAGAATGCAGGTTTTCTTCATTAATTGGGCTGCCAAAAGCAAGACGCACGAAATAATCAGGGTTACTACCCGCAAAGTACCTCACCTGCATTGACATGTTAACTATATCAACGGAAACTATTTCATATTCTATCATCTATGTAATCCTTGCAATTATTAGTCAAAATAAACGTCAAACGTGCCCGAGTATTTCCCCATTTGGTTTATATCATTGTAAATTTTAGCGAATCCGGGAGTGGCTACTCCGTGTTCATTTGTGGGGCGCCACGTGATAAATACTTTTTTACTGCCGTCGTAGTGGTTACGGTAGAACGCTCTGTCACTTCGATAGAGTGTGGTCCACCCAGTAGCTTGGCCGTAACCAAATGCAAAGTGTACTTTGGTCCAACTGCCCATAAGACTTGAAGAGGCTGCGTCAGCAGTAATGGTAATGTGTTTGTATGTTCCCTGCCCTGTGTACATAATGCTTCCTGACACGGGATCGAAAACAGCATACGTACCGTCGTCGTCTGCATAATCGCACACTTGGATACCCATCAAATCTACGCCACCCATGAGTCCGGAGTAGGAGGTAATAGAACCGAAGCCGGCCGTACTGCTTCCTGACTCTGGGTGAACAAACCCTGTGTGGCCATTCCGGCCATAGCCATAACGGACTGCATTCGTTGAGGTATTACTCGCGGGGTCTACCGTAGCCGCATAGGAATCGGGAGCGTAGGTTTCGCCGTAGAAGTCATTTACGCTTATTTTTCCAGAGGTCGGTAGTCCAGAAGATCCTCCATAGTACTCGGTGAGCTTGATCGGGTGCGAGCCGAAGTACTCCGCTTGAATCATCGCAAATGATAGTTCTCCACTGCTAGGAAGCGTCATTTTTTGCTCCTTTAAGTTCGTCGATCTCAGCTTTTAAGTCTTTAATAGCTTCGATAAGAAGACCAACCATGTTTCCGTACGCTACTGAGTAATGACCTTCTTCATCGCCTGTTACTGCTTCAGGTAATACCTCGAGCACTTCTTGAGCAATCACACCTGTTTGGCGTAATGGTTCTTCATCTTCGGCTACGTCTGTTCTGTCGAATGTATAACCGTTTAACTGAGAGACTTTGTCTAGTGCGTCGGGAATACGTTCAATGTTCGTTTTGACTCGAATATCTGAGTAAGCCGTGACGTTACCTGATGACCAGATGTTAGTCCCCAATGAGGCCGTGGGAGAACCGTTAACACACATCACCACTTGGTGGCCGCCAGCCATCGTTCCGCCAGTAGTGTTATTTGTGTGTTTATAAGCTAGGCCGTATAGGTTGCCGAAATCAGACCCATCAGACGCGTTCTTGTAGTTAGTGCCTATAGACCAAATATGATCGGTTTTGTGGGAGTCGTAAAGGCCGAATATACCATTATCTCTTGCCGTAGACGCTAACGAGCCGCTAAATGTGTCATTTTCGTCTGATCGTAAAAACTTAGTAGACTCTAAACCATCTAAAGTATCCGCGTCTAGGCCAGAGCCGGAGCCATCATTGCCGGAATGCCAAAAGGTTTTCCAATCACCCCAAGAGCCGTCATTCGTTTTACCCCGGAAATAGGCAGTGTTTTTGCCGGTACCAAACCCGAGCTGCGTAATCCAATTGTTGGAGTTATTATGCTCAAGGCCGTGACTCACAATGTTAAGTGTTTGCCCGTAGTTATCAGAAGGTTTGCCAACGGTGGTCGTATTCCAGCTGTGCATCCCTGCTGTATAGGACGTGTTAAGGCTTGTAGCGGTGCCGGCTGATACACGTACGAAGCTGTGCTGATGCCAACCATCGACAGTGTCCGCGTCTAAGCCCGACCCAGAACCATCATTGCCGTTATGCCACAAAGTAAACCAGCCGCCCCACTCATCGTTGACCATGTTCCTAAACATAGGGGCAGTAGCGTGCGCCAGCGCGACAAAACCTAACTGAGAGGCGTACTTATTGAGAGTCCCTATGTGAAACCCACTGGTATAGTTAGTACCAGCTCGGTTTGATGCTTGGTAATTACTGATAAACGGTCTAAATCTTGTTGAACCAGTTCCTGAGATGGAGTTTAAATCCGTAATGCCACTACACACAAACGAGTTTATTGAAGCAGCAGCAAAGGCTGAGGCTTCCAGCCCATCTACTTTGTCAGCATCTAAGCCGGAGCCGGTGCCTTGGTTGCCCGCGTGCCAAACAAGGTTTCCGCTGCCGATAGGCCCAGCGCCGTGAGGGTTATATCTTAGTGTAGTGTCTTCTACGCTGAAATAAGCATCAGTACCAAAACCGGACTTATTGTCAGTACTCGTTTCAGATAACTCCATGCGCTCGCCAAGGACGTGCACTACGTAGGTTGATGCGTGGTCGATGTATATTCCGGGGAGACCCGCATCGTTAATATAAAATTCTGGGTGGTTACTACTGCCGCTGCTTTGGTACGTTACGTTTAGTTTCCAAGTTCCGTTTTGGTTCCAGAAAACAGCAGTCGCTGATTGGTCTGTACCTGTGTCAGCAATGTGAGCATGAAAACGGTAAGCGCCGCCGTTAGGAAGAGCTTGGTTATACCGGTCCCGCAGTTCGGCCGGCGCTGAAGTTGAGATTGAATATTTTCGTTTCCAAGTGGAGTACTCGTTACCAATACTGTAGCCAATGTCAGAGAATGTAAGATGGCCAGTGGTTGTATCGTCTGCGTCAGAACGCAGAAAACTACTAGCTTCGATACCATCTACAGTATCTGCATCTAAACCCGACCCTGACCCATCATTACCAGCGTGCCAAACCACATTACCATCATTGTATAGTTGGTTAACGATATTCACTCTACCCACGTGAACGGCAACCTCAGCACCGACCGTCGTATTTGTTGCGGCGGCGGGATCAAGCTCCTTGTCAATTAGAGTCGAGACAGGAATTCCAAAGTGACCCATACCGAGGTGTTTACTGCGAATGTTTACGCCGTCCATCACACTGCTAAAATAAACTTCAACGTATCCGTATCCGTCGGTTCCGTGGACACCCCTAACTTTACTATAGTAGTTGGGGCCTAGATGCTCGACAGAGTGGAAAACTGGAGCTGCAGTTCCGTACCCTTTCATGCCTCTAATAATAAGCTGCCCCGGACCGTGACTTCCGCCCGCAGTATAAACAACAACTTCAAAACTACCTCGCCCCGCTGAAGCAGTGGACGCCGCTACTCTGTGCCAACCAACAGCATCAGTTGTACAGTTAGTTACGACCTGTTCTTTCCGGAATTGAGTCTGATCCATGCCGTCGAACCGATCTGCGTCTAGGCCGCTGCCAGCGCCATCGTTTCCAGCGTGCCAGACTGTGTTTCCATTTATCGTCATGTGTCGACCAGACAAAATGGTTTGGTTAGTGGTGTAACCAGCCTGCCAATTACTGTGCTCCGAGTCTGGTGTGGTGACAACAAGTCCTCCTTCCCCGTTTATATAAACGTACTCGCTTGCTTGGGCAGACGTAGCAATCTTATCCTTAGATTCACCGGCATTCAGGATAAGACTTTGAGGGCCGTTAGTAGGTGTGTGCGGGCAAGTAATAGGAGATATAACGTGCGTGACGATATCGTTCTTAACAGTCAACTGCCCAGTGATCGTACTGTCACCGGATGTGATAACGTACCCTGACCCTTCAACTCCATCGAGCTTATCCGCGTCTAGGCCACTGCCATCACCGTCGTTACCGGCATTCCAAATTTCATACCCAGTAGTGTCTGTGCCAGACATCCATAAAAGCTGCTTGTCTCCTAATGTAGCGTAAAGCGTGCCCTGTTTTCCGGCATTGTTTTTAAAGACAATAGACGCTGCATTAGCCGCGTGGTTACGCTTGAGGATAAGACCTTCGCCAAAGTTATCATGGGTAATAGTAACTGTATCACTGCCAATAGTACCGAGAGTAACGTTGTTACCGCTCTCGTACTTAGCAGAGTTTAAATTCGTGAAGTTGTTATCAACTTCGGTATTAGTTAGGGGCGAACCCTTTCCTGATCGTGTTGTAATCGTAGCCATGAATCACACCCCTAACTTTTTAAGATGCAGAAAGAGTGATGGTCCAAGTCACGGACATCGTATCTTCTGCTGCTTTGTTAACAACGCTGAACTTAGTACGGCAAAGCATGTCGCCAGCAGTAGCAGCATTAAAGATACCTGCTTCAGTGATCGCGCCCGTAGCATCGCCTGTTTCAAACCCACAAGTATACTTAATCTTGTGGTCATTAGCGCCTTCGATAACAGTTGAGTCTAGCGACTCACGGCTGCCCAACATGGAAATCAGATCGGTCTGACCCTCTGCCGGAACAGTTGTGCTAGAACCTAACGCCATGTGAGACATGACAGCCTTATCAGTACCTTTCATACGAGAGGCAATATAAGCTAAACCAGAGTTAACAATTAGATTTTTACAAGTACGTGTATCTTTTATTTTTCCGGCCTTGTCCTTCAGGACTATGTCAAGCTGGCCGGAGAGCTTCAAGTTTTCGTCAATCATAACGATCTCCTTCAGAACGTAGTGGAAGCGCCGACAAAGTCTTCCTCAAAGTAAGTAAAGTCAGAATACCCCTGACTCCGCAAAAACCCCGTGTCGGTACTCGAGGCTGAACTTAGTAGCACCTTATGGGGCGATACACTTATTGCGTCTCCTAAAAGGGCGCTATCCACAGAGACCGTTTTTCCAAACGATCGCTTCATGGTCTCTAGGATTACAGGTATATCATAAAACTGCTTACCTGTAACCATATTTATACTGTCAGATACCTCAAATGTATCCGAAAACAATTTACTTGTGCCGAGCGAAGGACTGTCACTAATCGTTGCAGAGTCAGTAAACTCTCGTATGAACCCAATAGTAAGTAAAATCTCGTCCGTAAGCGCCGCAACATCTGTCCGGTGTTTGCCAAATTGCATTGCCTGTTCATCTACTAGAGTAGCTTCACCATCGACATCATCCGTAAAGTTCGCAGTCTCAGTAAAGTGCTTTGCCACTTCTACGGCAAACACCTCGTCAGACACCGTAGAACCCTCTAATAAGGCTTTTCCTACTGCTAGGGTATGAAGGGCATCAGAAACTTCTCCCGTGTCTAAGAGAGCCTTAGCGACGGCTAGAGTCTCTTCGTCGACTATACCTATAACCTCTGAGAACCCTTTCCCTGCACTTCGAGTAGAAACATCCGTAGCAAGAATAGCTTGCTCGGCAAACGGCTTATGAGCCCTCAAAGACGGAGAGTCAGTTATATCTCCAGTATCAGAGAACCCTGTGCCAAAGGATTTCTGGACTAACTCATCAGTAGTTAAACTTTCAAAAAGTCCTTTGCCGACGTTGCGCAGAGGATCGCTGTCGCTAACGCTCGCGGAATCAGTGCGTGCCTTTCCTAAACCAAGGGACGGATCGTCCGCTAGGAAAACAGCCTCTTCTAACCTTTTCCCCGTCTCAACTGCGAGAGTGTCCGTTAGGGCAACAGGGTCAAACTTGTTTACGCCGACTATGAGGGCGGTTAAATCGGCAAAGGTCGTTGTATCTACTAGAGGTTTAGTCACGCCTAGAGAGGCAGTGTCTGTTATAGGAACTGCTTCGTTGAGGGCTTTCCCAACTGCGAAAATATGTTCATCAACGATGCTGAGAGTTTCAGCTGCGTTTTTCACAAGTTCTTTGACGAAATCATCAAAGACAAAATTATAATCACTAAATACTTTACCGACTTCTAGGGCGGCAAACTCTGCCACAGCAGCAGAATCTGCAAACCTTTTAAAGAAATCTAAAGTGATTTGTTCGGACGGGCGGACCCCATCGTCTATATAGAATGTGTCTAAGAATGCAGCAAACAACAAGAAGTCGCCTTGCTCTACTGTTGCAATACTCTGCGGTACCGTAACCTGAGAGTTAGCCCAAATACCAAGCTGCTCAAAGGTAGCCGACAACGTCTGAACAGTTTTGGCCGCCTTGAGCGCATTGGCCGACGCGGCACTGGTCGTACGTAGAGGTGCCGCTTCTACCCCTGTAGTAAGTGGTTCAAAAGCCGCAGATATCGCGTTAACGAACTCGGCGGACTTGATCTTCACGCAAAGTCCTCCCGGACTTTAAACTTGAGCTTGTCGTAAAGCGTCTCACGAAGACCACTATCTCTAACCACTTCGATCTCACCCTCATAAGTGCCTGCGGCAACATCAAGGTCTCCTACGGCCCACTGAAGAACAGCTACACCGGCGGAAGCTGTATCTGGGTTAATGAAGAAGTCACGAGAAAACAGAACACTCTCTGCCCCCGCTTCTCTAAAATGGAGAGTAACTGTAGCTCCAGCTAAATCTACGGAAGCTCCATCGTCGTCGTTAGTTAGGGTTACTCGGATTTGTGGGCCCGTGTCGCCCTGTACGTATTTAAATACCTGAGCCATTATATACCCCTACTCGCGGTGGATTTATCAAACCCAACAAACTTCGCGCGCAGCCCAACGCTGCGGGTGTCGCGGCGTTTCGCGTCTGTAGTGTGTTTGTAAAATTCTGATTTGTAGTAAGCAGCAAGATCAGGGTTAGTCCATTCTTTACCCGGGATAATTGCCAGTCTAGCAATTGCTCCACAAGCAATAGAACGACCGTGCGTTTCGAACAAAAAGTCCTCAACCCCATCAGCGCTCAAAGACGGTTTAATTGCTCCAATCCCCTCAAAGGTATACTTGTTATCAGGCGTTGGATAAAACCTTATCTGTGTATCCTGATAAATCGTATAACAAGAAGGACGCCCTTTGGACGTTTTAGGAAGATCAAAGTGACGGTCTGACACCCGTTTTATCGGCTGCCCGTCGACGTAAAGAACCAAAATGTCCTCTAACACCGACTTTGCAGGGACTTCGATCTCATACTCAGCAGTGTTCTTGCTGGTGAAATCTTTGTCTATGTCATACCGCCATATTTGACTGAGTGCGCAAAACTCTGCTGCTGCTTCTTGCAGATGCGACTCGATGATGATTTCCGGACAGCCCGGCAAAATGGGCTGTATGTAAGGAAGAAAACTAGCCCACTTTACAGCCATATTAAGTCACCTTGCTCATATTGGACGGAGAAACCGCAGCGTCCACTTGGTTTTTCATGTTCAGGGCAGAATTAAACGCGTTGTAAGCTGCTTGAGCACGTTGCTCGTTAGCACCATACTCGGCATCTTTCGAATACGCTCTGTACAGAATCCAATCAATCATTGGAGACATATAAATATCATCCAGTAGGATTGTTGTGGCGTCATTGCCTGTTGGATCAAGTTGACTTTCAGTCTGAGCATGCGCCCCCGGAGAATCTGTATACACAACTTCAACTTCAGCAGAAGTCGTAGCCGGTGGGTAAACAAAAAACTCTTTGGGTTGGCGTGGATCAAACGTGTAGTGCTGTATAGCGGTCGTACCAGTTTCAGCGTGCCATGCGGGACGTTGGTCGTCCAACACACTACGTGCCACAAGGCGGATAACCTTGTAACCTGAGTTTGAAGCAAGGTTTCTTGTTACATCAAGCAAGCGTAACCCCGAAGGGAACTCTGCTGTCAGAACCTGTCTTGTACCTGCTACACAAGTAAATGACCCTGTTTTTGCGTTTGCGTCAGGACGTGCAAGAGTAATCGCGAGATAAGACTCGTTCATCCAATTTTGCAATTCCGTGCGCGGCCAGCGAATGTTGGTGTCTTGTAAGACATCCTCTACTCGTCGGATAATGTCAGTAACTTTTACTGTAGACATCCGTTACCCCCTACGTACTAGATTTGGGTGCAGCGGCAGCTTTAGCTGTCTTTGACTTAGTAGCTTTAGCTTTAGGCTTTGGAGCTGGCTTTATAGATTTAGCCATTTCCTCACCTTCAGCAGTAAGAACCAATTCGTCGCCGATTACTCTGGCTACAACCACGCGTGATCCGTCAACGTTCGCTATTGCTCTGTTAGCAACAACTTCAGCATTAACGGCTTTGATTACGTCGTAAACGTTCATAATAACCTCCTAAAAAAAGGGGGGCATAACCCCCCTATAGGTTACTCGCTTGGAACCGCGCCAACAACAGCAGTAATCAGAGCTTCAGGCTTGATTACTTTGCGGCCATAAACGGCTAAGCCACGAACGATGTCACCGAAGTCAGTCTGGTTACGTAGAGGCTCAGTCTTGCTGATTTGCGAAGCAAATGCGCAAGAAGCCTTAGTACCAGCAACCATTAGGCGACGGTTCTTAGCGTTTGCAAGAGTTCCACCATCAGCAGTAGCAGCTAGACCCGGAACCAATGCTTTACCAGCAGCACCTTTAGGTAGAAGGTTAGATACATAAACCGAGAAACGGTCTAGCATACCAATCTTACCAGTACGGATAGTAGATGACGCATCGCCAGTGAAGTACGCTTGAGCAATATCAGTTTGCATTAACAACTGACGCTCGAATGGAGATAAGATCAACCAACGGCCTTCTTCAGGAACGTTTTGCTCATCAAGAGCAGCAGACATACGAAGGATCGCGTCTAATACGTTCTTAGGAGTAGCTTGGTCGATAGGAGCAACGTCTGTACCTAAGTTGTACTCAGAAGATAATGCACCGGCAGTAGCACCAACGTTTGCGTCAGCAGCACCTTCAGTTACAAACCAGTTGAAGAAACATTCGTTTTCGATGTTAATTTTCAACTGCTTAGCAGCATCATCAGTGAACATGTTCATTAGGTCCATGTCCGCTTGGTGAGCAAGTACGTCGTTTACTTGAACACTGAAATACTTACCTTTGTTGATCTGCATATCTAAGTAGATTGGTGCAGGAACTTCAGAAGCAAGTGTAGTACCAGCGCCAGCATAATCATTAATAGTGATTGATGGTGCAGTACGGATGCGAATTGTGTCGCCTTGATTTTTGATTTCGCCTTCCCAATCGGTATTGGCAATCTCAGTCATCATAGTGTTAGCGTAGAATTTCGCGTTTAGTTTGTTGCTCCACAATTGTGGAATGAAACCACCCGAGTAAGTCGGGCTTGTGGTGAAGTCACCAGTAGTTGGGAATACAGCAGCCATGATAGGCCTCCTAAAAATTAATAGTTAAGTTGGTCAACAACAGCTGCTTCCGAGTTAGCACGTTTACGCTCGTACACGGCCTTCAAGGTAGGCAGTTGTTATATCAGCTTCAAGTTTGTTTGCCTCGTCGTACTTTCCGCGCGTATTATAACTGCGGATACGGTTCCAAGCTGCCTCGATTTGTTTCTCAGTGAAAATCTTAGCATCCTTACCCCCGCTTTTAGTACTAGCGGAACTACCTGAACGATTTGGCGTAACCTGTTTCTCGAGTTCGCTTTGGCGAGTTTGACGCTCATCTGCAACTGGAGCTAGGGTTTGCTTAAACATATCAACATAATGTTTCACTGCTTCTGCATCACCTGCGCTGAAAGCTGCTGCGGCTTGATCTCTGCGAGGTCCACGTAACATAGGGTCATGCTCGTTTAACCACGCAACCCAACGTTCGTCTTTGTCGATCTGAGAAAAGTCAGGAACTAACTGTGTTAGTCTCTGAGAAAAACTCATCTCTCCAACCTGACTACCGGTATCCTTCAATTGTTTTTGAAGGGTGTCGATAATCTCTTGCTGCTTGTCGAAGCGTTCCTCATAGTCTTGAGAAACTTCTCTAGCAACACGACGCTGAACATCAATAAGCTCGTCACCAAATTCGGCTCGATCTTCATCGGTTACATAACTGACTTTCTCTTTCGGCTTTGTCGGCTCTTTGGACTTGGCTTCTAAACTCGCAGTGAGTTCGTCTAGCTTCGTCGTTAGGTCCTTAACTTGCGTATGCAAGCGTGGGACCTCAGCATCGTACTTTCCCCGTAGGGTTTTATACTTCTGCTCAAATTCCGCCGCTACGTCCGTCGGTGACGTGTCAGCTGGCTTTACTTCAATAGGCGTAACTGCTGCTTCCGCTTCGACTGGTACTTCTGCTTCGGTATCCTTAGGAGCTTCCTCTGAAACTTCAGGCTCTTCTTTCTTTGCCTTCTTTTTCTTTGGCTCTTCCTTTTGGGCTGTTAGCGTTTTCTCTAGTTCTTCCACTTCGGCAAGCTGAGCTTGCACCTGTTTTGGCAATGCCATATTTTTCTCCTTAAAGCACCAACTCTGTTCCTAGCGTCCCGAGGGTATGCTGTTCCCGTTATGGTGTGCTTCTCGTATTTTGCGCGTATGCGCGTTGTTCTACCTTCGGCGCATCATTGATGGCTTCCAGTAAATCGTTAAATGCTTCCGCTCTTCCTTGCAGCCGGTGGACAGTAGCCATGTCGGTTGCGTGGATGAGTTTCTGCTTTGCGGACTCTAGTTCCGCTTCAAACAACCTTAATAATGCCTCATTAGCGGGTTCTCTGGTTCTAACCAGAGCGTTAACCACTTGAATGTCAGTACTATTAAGATCAATCATAATTCAAAAGTATCGTATATGTGTTAACGTGTCAACAGATATACTCTTTACTGTCCGTTCGGGCGCGGGCTCAT